GGCCCCGCCGCCAACAATCAATAAGGACACGCGATGACCCGCAACGACAAAATTCTGATCGGCGAAATGCGGAAATGTCACATATTTTTGCGCGATCCGCCGATGCCAGCGATGTGCGGCTTTTATCGGCGGACGTGGGCGGCGCTCTTTGGCGATTGGGTCACCGCCCCATAATCACGTTAAACGTGAATGTCACGTTATTCGAGAAACTTTCGTTTGTTTACAATCACTTACAGCTATGCAATACTCTGATTCGTGGCGTGTTTTACGTCGATGATAAAGGGAGCAGTATCATGAGACTTATCGGAAATTTCGACCTCGAACGAGCAAAAGTGATTCCCCGCGAACTATGCCGTCGCCCTGTCGCGTACCTTGGCAATTCCCACGGCGGACAGGATTCTGAGGGGCGCGCCGTAGTGCTCGGCGACGCTGGGTCTTTCGTTTCGGGATACCTCACGGACACCGACGAATATATTTTGCTCGATCACATGCCCAAACGCGAGCTTGAATCAGCACGAGTTTTGGCCGAAGATTTCACACAGTCCGCTTGTGTAGGTTGATCGCTATCGGCTCAGCCACTTTGATTTTATGACGGTCTTTGGCTTTTCAGGCGCGGCGGCTGATTTCAATTCGTCGCCGCGCGCGTCCAGATTCTGATTGATTAGTTGCCTCGCCGCGTATGCGTACACAGACGCATCGAGCGTCTCGGCTCGTTTGCCTTTAATCCGTTCAAACCTCATGAGCGGCACGCCGCGAGCGTACCGCACCACGCGACGCTCGGAAGTCAGTTGCTCGAAATATACAGGCTCCAAGGTCTCGGCAAAATGAGCGCCCTGATCTCGCGAAATTCGGTTGAAAAGTTGACTTTTAACGGCATCGACGCCGACCAACCAAAGCAACTGGCCCTTGGCGCCGGAGCGTTTGAGAAATGGTCGGCTGAACCCCGCCACTCCTTTGATGCTAACGATCCGGCGACCGAACCGGGCGCGCGTGAAACTGTTTACGATATCCGTGTGGCCACCGTCGCCGCTATCAATGGCGGCGGCGTCTATTCCTATCGTACCGCCGCCCGGATGCGCCCAGCGTTCCCTGAGCAATGAATCCAAATCCTGCCAAACACTCTCGCCGTCGATTGGCCCGTAAAAAACCCGATGATCGAGAACATAAATATCCGATTTTGCGTGACCCATTATGACCACTTCCAGGCGATCATCTTGGCAGTCGACTCCCACAGTAAGGAACATCACCTCGGCGGGAATCGCCTTTAAGCCGAACGGCCCGCGCCGACCGAAAAGCTCGTGTTCGTCAAAATCGTCTGTTTCGGTTTTCCAAGGTTCGCCGAGAACAAGATTCGTAAACGTCTGCAAAGTCTCAGGTGACTTCTTTGCTTCCAAAAATTCACCCACCAGCTTGCCCCATCTGGCGTTGAAGTGAGGGCTAACAAGCGCGTTGATGCGGAATCCGGCGTGACCCGTAACCTCGGGGGCAGTCGCCCGCCAGCGGCCCGCCTCGACCATTTCGGCCTTGTGGTTTTCAGGGATAACGCAGCCGTTTTTCGGACAGACCCAATGCGCGCTTTCAGGTTTGCCCTCGTCCCACTTTATATCAGCCCACCTAATTTCAGATTGCTCATCGCAACTCGGACACGGCACCTCAAAAACCCGTTTATCAGATTTATCAAAGAGGCGGGTAGCCGGTCCGAAATCGAATATTGGAGTCGATCCGGCGATAATTTTGCGGTCGCGAAAAGTAAGCGTGCGCATTTCAGCAAGGGCGATTGGGTCTCCTTCCTGCCCGACCTCATACCCGTCAATCTCGTCTAATAACAAGACCTTGGCTGTATGCCGCCTCAAGTTCCTCGGCGATTTTGCGGCCAAGAATTTAAGCGAGCCGCCGGGAAATTTTCTCGATAACATTGTGGATCTGTCATTTTCAGCGGCGTCGTCGGACAGCGCGCCGCGCAAGGCGGGAGAGGATTCGAACAAAGCCTCTAAATCGACTGAATAGTCACGCGCGTCATCGGCGGTCGGCTGGACCGCAAGGATGGTGCATGTGCATGGGCTGTTTACGCAATAACTCGCGATGACACCAGAAAGGAGTTGGGTGTAGCCGATCCGGGCGGATTTCAACACGGTTACGCGCTCGATTTCTGGATCGTCAATCGCGTCACAGATGCCGCGCTGATAGGACCAAAGACGCATTTTTCCCGGTGTCGCGCTGGCGGTCGAAGGTAAATATATATTAGCCTCAATCCAACAGGAAAGGGGGAGTCGCGAAGGTGGTTTCAGAGCGATGATTGATCTGGATCGAAGTTGGCTATTCATTTGCGGCCAGCCCTTCCAACGCGCGGCGGATTTCCGCGTCGAGCGCGGCGATATCGTGGGCGGTAAGGTGCGAAAGTTCCGAGCCAACACGGCTCGGAACGGCCAACAAAGCGGCCCGCACATCGCTCAAGACCCCCCGCCATTCGCGCACGACCTGATCGGCCCGAACAGTCTCCCCTCGCGCGATCTTGTTCAGCATTTCGAGTTTTTCGGCCTGTGCTGCCGCAACGCGGATTTTCTCGGCCTTTAACTTCGCGTCAGCCGCCACCAGCCCACCGCTGGACGCGAGACTCGTCCTGAGATGGGTAACGTACGCCAAGACCGAATTGTTGCGGCTGTAGCGGGCCGGAGCGATGCGCTGCAAAACTCCATCTCGACCCAAAAGGCGAATTTTATTTGCCGTGATTCCAAGCAGCACCGCCAGCTCTGATTCGTGGATTGTGTCCAATTTCTTTGGCGGGGCGTCGGCAAAAAGATCAATCATATCTGATTTCCCAATTTAAAATATTTCGGGAAGCGTTTTCTTTTGCGGTTCGGAGTCCCCGCAATCGGCGACAACGGGGGAGGACCCGAAGATTGAAGGGGTTCGATGATCGTCTTAGTTTTGCACATCTGCTCAGTTCCATTTTCTCTTTTTCCTTTTTGTTGGGGACTCGGTGACAATTGGGGGCACCCCCTAAGGGGGGGTGTACCCCCTTGCCTGTCACCCCGTTGTCCGTGGTGACAAATTGCAATGTCACCGCAATGTCACCAATGTCACCGCACCCCATTTCACACGCCCTGCTCATGGGGCAAGTCCCTGATAACAATGGGTTTTGCATGGTCTGCCCCGCCACCATCACCGGTGACAATTTCGATTACACCTTTGTCACTGAGTCCCCCCAAGGCCCTTTTGAACGCAACATTGAAAGAATTGCGTTTGTCACCGCTATAGAAACGATCATCGCCCTCAATGGATCTTCGCCAGTCGTCAATCGGCACGCTGACCGCTTGATCCATTTCGTCGCTGCAAAGCTCGGCCACGCGCATCTCGGCTTCTAAGGCTTCCAAGGCGAGATTTTCAGATCGGGTCAGTTTCGGCATGAAACTTTCACCGGCGGTCAGCTCCGAGGCGCGCGGCAAAGTGATCGTATCGCCATCTTCATCGATGCCGCCGTGTTCGATCTGGATGGTAAAGGCGATATCGCGATCACATGAGCCGTTCCGGTTCTTGGTCAACTCGCCCCGGATGATCCCCCCATCGCCCCGCTTAACGTGCAAGGCAACATCAAGCGCGCCATTGAGCAAGCTGTGCCCCCTCGGCGTTGCATCGGCGGCTTTGGTGTCGTGATGAATAAGGACCACCGCCGCGCCCCATTTGGTCAGGCTTCGGGCGACCGCGACGACGCGGCCCATCGCCATCGCACTGTTTTCCTCAAGTCCCGGAAACGCCATCGCGAGTGTGTCGATAAAGATCAGGCCGGGCCGTTGCGCTTTGACGGCCTCTTTTAGTGCGACCTGATCGGCCGAGTTTTTTGCCAACAAATCGGACACACCTTCGACTAGTTGAAAGCCGGGTGCATCGCCGTGGGCTGTCTTGAGCGCCTTGACGCGGCCCCTCATCCCGTTGCCATCCTCGGCGGCAACATAGAAGACGCCAACAGGCTTGGTTCGCATCCCGAACGCCTTGGTCCCTTTCGCCGACATGTAGCCAAGGAAGGGGGCGAGCAAGCTCTTACCAGCACCGGGTGCGCCAAAGATGCACGCAACATCGCGCGGCGCGATGAGTCCTTTGATGACGTATCCACGAGACGCGGACGCCTCACAATCCGCCGGGCTTAAAAACGAAAGCCTCAAGTTCTTCGGTTCGGGCAAATCGTCAAAGTCGTCGGGCAAAATCTCGACGCCGTGAGTCCAGCCCGCCGATAAAGCGCGATGAAACAGGGTGCCAATTGTGAGGGGATTTGCGGTTTTGCCAAACCCGCGCCATGTCCGACGCTGATCGAGTGAGTCAAATTTATAACTTTGCTCGGACCAGTTGCACCACACTTGGTAACCGTGATCTGAGCCGCCTGACTCATCGTGCAACGCCGCCCCGATATCGCGCCAAACATCTCGATCGGCGGTGTCGGTGATGTGCGTTAAGGCGGATTTGATTTTCGGCCAATCGGTCGGGCGGCCTGGTGATGGTGACGAAAACAGATCCTCACATTTGCCAACACGCTTCAAATCAGTAGCATCAATAGAACGTCCGTCGATCAATCGAACATCGGCGGGCCAAGCGGTTGCGCAATTACCATAAAAATAACGCTGCGCAGGTCGGAAAGATTCATCTGCCAAGATGCCGCCAAGAGCGCCGTTAACGCGCTCGATCAGGGCGAGGCGGTCAGCCGGTGGCAAAGGCTTCGACGTTGGGCATAATACGCGCCAGCGCGGCTTGTCGGAGGTATGGCTGGCAGACGTATAGATCAGGGCGGCGACATTGGCGGCGCGCAACCTGGCCTCAGCTCCATCAACGCTGACAAGCCCCGCGTCATAGTCGCCTTCAACGCCGCTGATCGATTCAAGGTTTTTGGCCGCAACCCCGCCTTTGAATGAGCCGAGCTTGACCAGCGGCAATGATTTCTTTGTGTCCGCCTTCGCGTCGGCCATCTTGCTGGCAAACTGGCGCAGGGTCAAATGTTCGATCGCTGGCGCGGTGTCGGTTAGGTTCCGGCATAGCGAAATTTTCAAAGGTTGATCGAGAGCGGAAACCATTGTATGTTGCTGGCAGTGGTTTTCGATGTCCGCTATATTTTTAAGTCCGCGCTTGGTGCCAGCCAGCGCGGATTTTTCTTTTTCCGGTGGTGGTGACTCGCCAATCAGTTCGCGCAGCAACTCACATTTTGCACCGGAATCGGCTCGTTGTTGTGGCGAGTCACAGATATAACCGAATAAATCACAGTCGGAATCTCGCGTAAGTGTTTGATTTGATTGGTCGGAGTGAGAGGATTCGAACCTCCGGCCCCTGCCTCCCGAAGGCGATTTCGGAGTTTCGGGTAGAGTCAAACCCCTTTGTTTCTTGATGTACGTTTTAGTTCAGTGGGCCGGATATTGGCAGTTTCATTGCGATATCGTTGCGGAAAAATCTTCTCAGTAAGCAGGACTGGGTAATCCCCTCATTTTTAGCGCTAAAGAATTCACACATCTTTTAGGGTAACCGCCCCGCTATACGAAGGGCATTCTCTTCAATTAGTACAGCAACATGCTCTACGACCTTGGACACGGCCCCTTGCTGGTCAGATACGATAGCGGTGGCTTCAACCCGAGCGGCAACCATGGTATCCACCAATTCCTGAACCCGCAGCCTAACACCCCGTGGGCTAAGCCCAGCACCTTTTGCAATTTGATCCCAATGTCGCCGCGCCATGTCCTCTGGTTTACGTTTACGACCGGCCAGTTTTTGTGCGTGGTATTGATTAACATGATCCCAAATCAGAACAGATGACACATCATAGAGCGGCGCAAGAGCCGGACCACCAGATAAAATCATGGAATAATTCTTGGCATGAGCATCGGTGTTCGCGACGAGGATATTGAAGATCACTTGATCATGAAGCTTTAGTGCATCTCCTGCTGGTAGGTGCTGACCGGTTCTGAGTAATGTCGCCATATTCAGCCCCGCAACAGTTCCCTGTTCATATTTTTGATGGGGGAAAATACCGTTAGCCTGCGTAAAGTCTTCCTGATGAAGTCGTCTTATTGATCCATTTTTTCGCATTTTTCTGTCATACCTCGTAATTGCCAATGCGGTTCGCCCTTCGGCATTAATAATACCGACCTCGGCAGTCGGTATTCCAATCAGCCTTGCCAATGTCAGGCAGTAAGCTTCATTTTCAACAATTCCCTCTAGATTTAAATTATCCGGCTTGATGATGATCGTAGACGGTGCGCCATTCATAGGGATGGCAAGACTGTCTCCATCGCTGGGCAATCCGAGCTTGGGTTGGCCGTCTGA